TTGCCGATCAGGGATATCAAGCACAGGGGCATGCGCGAACTGTTTGAAAACGGACAGTCGCGCTATGTTGACAAACGTTTCCAGAAAAACGCCCTGCTGATCCTTGATCATCTTGATGGCATCGCCGATCTCGCCGACTGCATGGGGGTTCGGAAATTTCATCCGCTGATCGGCAATCGTGCCGGGCAATATGCCATGAGTGTTTCGGGAAACTGGCGCATCACCTTTACATGGGACGGCAAGGATATCGTGATCCTTGATCTGGAGGATTATCACTGATGAACGCACCCCGACCGCTTCGCCGCAATCGCCGCCCGACCCATCCGGGCGTGATCCTGCGCGAACATTACCTTGTCCCGCGCAAAATCCTGCAAAAGCATTTCGCCGACGATGTCGAAATCAGCGAAAAACACCTGAGCCGCATCATCAACGGCCATGCCCGTATTGACGCCCCGCTGGCCGCGCGCATCGCCAAAACGCTTGGCACCACCACACTGTTCTGGGTGAACCTTCAGGCATCGGTTGATGCCTGGGACGGCGAACAGGCCGAAGCCGACTGGCAACCGCAAACTGTGTATCCGCCGGAGCGGGCGGCGAGTTGACCATAGTGAAATTGTACACTCAAAAACTCAAAAAGTGGTGGCCTTTACCCGCCGCCTTCATTGCGAGCGCCGCTTTCTCCGCCGCTGGACTGATTATCGATCAATCATGTAGACCAATTGGCAATATGTTCTGCTCCATGTGGGTCAAATTTCAATGGGAGACGGTTTTGGCGGGCGGATTGGGGCTCATGGGCGGTATATTTGTTATTTTGTCGACCCGCGAACATATTCAGGCAAATCGCGAGGACGCCGTTAATCGCGAACTCGACCCTGTGGACAGGCTTTTGCGCGTTACTGACAGAACCATCAAAGACGCACAGGAACATATTGGAAAAGCCCGCAAGACACTCTTAGCAACTCCTTACGCCGAAAGCGGCAAAGTCGAGAACAACTGGAACAACATCAGAGTTGACGTCAAAGGGGCTGTCTCTCACAGCAATCAAGCACAGACCATCGCGGCCAATACCGATTTTCCTAGATCGCTGCGAGATGCCGCAAAGGAAATCGTCGAGAAAACAAAGCCGCTTGGTGAACAAAAATACACCACTACTACTTCCCCCGCCGAAACCCTGGAAGCAATTGAGAATATTGCAAACAGCTTGATTGCTGCGAATGAAGAGCTGCGTAGCGAACGTCAGGCATATGCCAGTATACTGTTGAACAGATAAAGACACCGCATTGCCCACAGCCCCCAAGGGCTAGCCGTTTGACGCAGCGGCCTTTGTGCAAATTCATGCGGGCCGCCATCGCACCACCAACCTCATCAAAGATTCCCCCATGACGGGAGCATCCCGCGATAACGCGCCTGCGCGAAATGGAACCATGAATGGATCGAAATCGGCGCGATCACCGGCCATGAGGCCGGCGCAGCAGCCAAAGTGACTAGCGACCCCAATCCACAAAGACGAGGAAACTCGCAACATACTGAAAAACATAAAGAAAAATGGCGATCCCTGCAGGACTCGAACCTGCAACCTACAGATTAGAAGTGTGTGTGATTTACTTTGAAATTATAGGCCGTTAGACAGTTTTCCCGATTTGTTCACGGTATTTGATTTCAAAGAGTTACACACCCGGTGTCTAACAATCTTGCCCGACCACAAACACAAAATCGACCAAAACTCGCATTGAAAAGCGACCTTTTAAACAAAAGGCCTCGGCAGTTTGCGAACCGACGAGGATGCAGATTAAATCAAGCCCCCCCCCTCCGAAAAAGAGGCCGATCAATACTGGATATCAAAATTTCACTGACGCAGTTAGCCCGCACCATTAACGAATGGCATCTCTTGAATATAATGTAAGTTGGAACGATATTGTCTCAATACTGAATGAGGTGGTGTCTTTTACTCTTCTCCAAGATCTTGACCAACAACAACATAGTAAACTGGCGTAGCTAAGAAGCTGAACAGTCTAAGTTTAACTACCAAATAGCGAACACCATTAATAATTTCCCATCCATGTGAGATGGAATGTAGCCTATCCGGGGCTGCATCCGGGATTTCCAAATCCCCCCCAACCCAATGACGGAAATATTTTGTTTTTCCCTTGATTAGGTCAAGAACCAAGGGTTGGAACATAGTTAACCCTTTTTCTGCTACAGCGTATGCATAAGCTATTCGCGCTAGATATTGCGCAGACAAATATGGATTAAATTCTCCTAACCTAACCGCATTAGCTTCACCAACAAATGGACTCCGCGAAGGGTCGTAACAGAGTCTGATGATGGAATCCCATTTAAGTGGGGTTCCCAGTGGTAAGTTTAACAGAATGCCGGGTTTGTCGAGAAGGAGACCACAGAACAACAGCGGAAAATTTTCAGATAGGATTGAAGCCTCACCAAGTGAAACAGCGGTCTCACCAGGATTAAATGTCGTGAATTTAGATAACCCCACAGGTAGCTGACCCGATCTACTACTGGGCCGTCTAGTCGGCAAGTTCAGAACAACCCTTAGTGGTTGAAGTTGCCGACGGTGCATTGGGCCCTCAATCTTGTTATTATCAATTTCGCACTTGCGGCAGCTAGCTGCCGGTAAAACAAGGGCGTTGCCGCCAATTGCAAAAGGGATAATGTGTTCGTCGTTCAGTTTTCCGGCACGAGTTCCACAATAAATGCAGGCACCAACTGCAGGATAGCGTCGAGAAGGTGAGGCTACAATTATGTTGGGAAATTTTGCCATAAACACACCAATCAAACAGAGAAAGAATACACTTCCCCTCTTACTATATCCTCTCAATAATTCCCTGTCATCTATGCCAAATATAACTAGAATTATGGCGGCATTGTTTGCCTCTGAAATATAATATCACCGCAGCCTAGACTACCAGTTTTCACCAGAAAACTCCGCAGACACACGTTGAAACCGACTGCAACACCTAAAAATATCAAACCATGCCAGGAACCTGCAATCACTCATATCCTTTACCTCCATTCGGGATGCACAGGATACAAGTGATTACGCCAGACCTTCAATATACGTTCTTTATATAGGAACATATTCACGGATTACGGCCCGAGATACATATCCGGGCCGAACAACGCACCGATCTTGCGGTTTTTGCCATAGCAATCATCATGCGCATCAATCAGATCGACGATATACCGGCCAACCTTTTTATCGGTAACGGGCGGATCAGGAATCGCCGGAACGGGCTTGCAGTCGGTTAAGGCCCTCGGCACGGTCGCCTCGATATATTCCGTTGTCCAGATCGGTTCCGGCGTCGTCCCGCAACCGGTCAAAAAGGCCGCGTACAGCAGGCCCGACACAACCATCATTCGGCGCATCATTCACCCCCTCCATCAAAGTGCGATACCTGGCTTCCAACCCGGATCGCCGGTCGCGCTCGTCGGCCAATGCCCGCTCGATCCGGGCTCCGGCCAACCGCAGCCGATTGATCGTTTCCATGTTTTCGATACTGGCATCGCGCCATCGCACCGACCGCATTTGCTCCGCCTCAATCCGTGCCTGCGCGCCATCAAGGCGAATGGTCTGCACACCGACCGCAGCAATCAGAAATGCCACCCCACCAGCAATCCACCAGATCATGCCGCCGCCGGTGATAGCGCCAGTGACGAGCTTGAAGATATTTCGCATCATCCACCCCCGATCATTTGCCGATACCAGCCCCAAATGCGGTCAACATAGGTGATGGTTTCACGCGAATGCCGCCCGGTGATATCGGGCAGGCACGCGATGACTTCCAGATAAAGCGGCGGACCACCACAGGCACGCTGGGCCGAAAGAAGATGCCCCAGACCGGCATTGTAACTGGCCAGCGCCAGACTATGCCGATCCCATTCAGGCCGCTTCGCCGACCATTGCCCGCGAAGCCCCGCCATATAAAAAGCCGCAGCCCTGATCGAGAGCTGCGGCATGAAGGCCGACGCATTGGGCGGCAGATCGAGCTGCCCGGAAACCTGTCGCCACGTCCCGGGCATAAATTGGCAAAGCCCCTGCGCACCGACCGGCGACACCGCATCCGGGCGCAATAGACTTTCCTGATAGCATTGCGCTTTCAGCAACCGCCAATCGACACCGGGCAAATAGCGACCGGCATGTTGGCGGAATTCATGATCAAAGCGATCCGGAAACAATAAGCCCGACCAAGATGCAGACGGCCAGAATCCGGTTACCAAGATAACGAGACACAGCATCGTCTTCCGCATTGGAAATCCACCCCTTGAAATCAAAATCAATGATCCGGTCGAGCCATTTGAGAACCCAGCGCACGATGACAAAAGCGATCAGCGCCAGAACGAGTTGAACGACCGACGCCGCCGCGATGGACGGTGCCACATATGCAATCTGATCCATGTCAGACCCCTTTCGAATTTCCTGATTTAAACCCGCCGAACAACATGGCTTGCAGCCCTTTAAGCCCTATCCAGCTAATAATTGTCGTAGCCGCAATAGCCTGCGACCGATCAAGATCAAAGCGGGTTGCAATACCATCCGCCACGACGGCGCAAAGGCCCGCCATGACCAACTCCCAGATCAGGTCCATACGCCAGAATTTCTGCCGATTTTTTGCGACATGCTCGCGATATCGAACCAGTCGCGTCACGACCGCCACCACGGCGATCGGCCACCAATATTTGAGCGTTACGAGCCATTGCGGCTCAAACTCGTGCGGCGGCTTGTCCATGCCGGCACCCCCTACCATTCAGGCATAAAAAAAGCCGCCGATTGGCGACCTACTGAAACGGGCGTGTATTTGGCTGGCTTACATAAACCAGCGGGCAATAAGCCAGGTCATGAACACATAGCTGCAGGCCGTAACAAATCCAGATAGCAGCTCGGCATAGGACGTCCAGCCATCAAGGAATTTTCCCCAAACGGGCAACCGGGATCGATACCGATGACACCCGAAATAAATCGGACCCATCAGGGGATTGAGCAGCAACAAACCGCGCATCGAAAGCCGCCAAATGCTGGCCGTTTTCGACCCCGGCCACCATTGCGACCAACCGAGCGCCTCGCCAAGCATTAACAGCACCGCGACAAAAGGCGCAAACCACCAAGGAACAGAAAGCACCACGCAGAAAATACCAGCGGACATCCCAGCCCAGATCAAAGCCCCCTCGGTGGATTTCCCTACCCCCAACCCGCCGCCGCGTGGCATCCGATAGAGGACGGCGGACATTAGCACCGCCAGCATAATCAAAATCATTGGCTATTACTCCTTTTCAGGCCTCAGGAAACGCCGGGAACCCGGCAGTTACGTCAAAATCGATATGCGCCTGCAGATCGTCAGGCAGGGCATCAATCGCGTATTCGCGTTCGGTCTGCGCATCGGTGCAGTCACACAGCATCGCGCTAACGGCAAGGTCCAGATCAATGATCTGCTGTTGGGTTAGAAGCGGGCTTGAATTATCGGCCATGCGCACGACCTGGCCGCTTTCAAGCTGGTTCGCGTTGGCCCGCTTGGCGATGCGATCCAGAAGCGCAAGGCTACGTTCGTCGGTCTGCACAACATAGGCCGTGCCACCAACATCAAACGTGATGCCGCCAGACATCCGCTGGAATTTGTAATCCTTGACCTTGCTTTCGAGCTTCGCCTTTGCCGCCTCAAGGCTGATCGGCTGCGTAGCGTATTGCAGCGTCGCCGTCATGGTTTCCGGGGCTTCCGGATCGCCATCGATCACGACGGTCGGATTGCCGATAGTCGTCTGCCATTCCTGATCTGGGATGTCGCCCTGATCGATCACCAGCACGAAGTTCTCCCGCAAATCCTCGACCGATGCCAAGGCGGCATTGCTGTATGAATAGCCAGTGCTAGCCTTAAGCCCCATAGGGCTGCTGGCCGTGCGGACCAAAGCCCACTGATCGTCACAAATCGCATAAAGCGCAGTCATGGTCTGTCTCCTGATTATCGCGCACGTGCGAACTTGCCGGGCGTTTTGGCCCACGCAATGCACCGGTATGTGGCGTTCAGCTTGTTGATGAAATTGTCGGCGTTTCGCGCCTTCACGCCGCTGCTGTTCATATCGACGGGAACAGCGGAAACGACGGCGGTATCAAGGTTGAACCGCAAGGCATCGGAAACCGGGTTGCCCGATGAAATATCGGAGCAATACATCGCCCAGTTATAAAGTCCGTCCGATGCGTCCTTGCCGACGAAGATGCGCGGTTCGAAATCCATTGGAACGAACATGCCATCGACAACACCAGTGCCCTTGCCGCTGGTCACAGCACAGAATTGCGGCACTATGCGATGCATGCGGATCAGGTATCGACCGGATGCCATTTGCGCGCCAAGCGTACCCGTGTTGGCCGTGCGGGTGAGCCAGCCCGCATCGGTGGTGGTCCCCTTGTCATTGAGGATCAGATACGCACCTGCGGCCATATCCTTGTGGAATACCCGGATGTTGCCACCCGATAGCGGATAAACCTCGGCATAGTCGAAAAGCCCGCCAGTGGCCTGCGCAAAGACGGTGGGTGTCCCGTTGACGTGTTCGACTACCACAAAATCCGCACCGGCCTTGGGGCTGGCCCGCCAGAATTGGTGCAAAACCTGCCCCTGATATTCCGCATCCGCACCAACCGAAATGCCGCCCGCCGTGAAGGAAAGGCTGCTTGCGACCTCGGCACCGCCAACATTGCAATTGATCGCAAGATTGTCGCCCAAGACAGTGCAGGAAACCCGGAAGTTCGAAACACCATCAAGGCGCTTTGCCATATGGAAGGTTTTGCCGATGGTCGGGTTCCAAGGCAGGTCTGTGATATCTGCACCGCCAGCCCGTTCGCGGGTCGTGACATAATCATCCGGGTTCATAATATCCGGGCACGGCATACCCGATGTGGATAACGTCCGAAAGCCATCCGGCACCGGATAGTCAAAGGCGAACTGACCGAAATTGACCTTTGCCTTGATTGCACCGCTTGCCGCACTGTCCTGCACAGACGCCCGCAATCCGTCAAGCCAGTCTGCCGGGATGGTAAAGGCCGGATCGGTACCAGCCACCGGATCACCGGAAATCCAGACCCCGTTTTTGGCAAACCAGCAATCCCCGGTTTCCCGGTCAATCGCAACCGAGACAACATCATCAACAGTCCACGACGGATACCCACTGTCGGTGCCCCATGGATTGGCAACAAGATTGCCATTAGAATGATAGTGGAAAAGCCCATTGGCAGCCCCATTAGCTTCGTTAACAGCCACAGAACGATGTGCGAAACCGATAGCTGGAACAATGGTGCTGGGTGAGAATGGTGCGCCAGTCTCGACCAGAACCTCCCAGTAATATTTTCCAGCCGGGATTAGCATGGATGCGGCAATATGCCCTTCACCCGGATTATGCGCGGGCTGCCACGCTGTGTTACCTTCCGACAAAATCCTCCCGGCTGGCGTGGGCGCATCCAGCGGGTTGCCAACGGCGAAATTGTTCGTCGGGGTATCCGTGAACTGATTATCGACCGTCAGGCCAACGGCTGTGAAATGGTTGCCATTGCCGGACACATCTTTGCCAAGGTCCAGTGCATCACCGAAATCGAGGTGGCAACCGTTGGCTCCATAAACAGCCGCACCAAGCCCCTTGCCGTAAAAGGCTTTAGGCACCCAATCCCCATCAGAATTGAAGTAGCCGAAATCGTAAGCGGATACGGCATCGACAGCATCACCCGTAATCGCGATAAACTCTGAAACATAGACGCTTTGGTTCCCATCAATCAGGGAACCGCTTGAATTCAAATTTGCGCCGATAGCCTGCCAGTACTGCGGGTCAAGAAGCCGCAATGCTACGCCATCATCCATCAGGTTCGACGCGAGAGTGAATGTGACCCCGTTCGCCGTGAAAGCTGCACGGTCAGCAAGTGCGGTTCCAGGCGTTACGTTCGCCTTGATCAGGTAGTGGCCCCAACCTGCCGGGTCACGATGCGATGGTGCAATTGATGCTGTATTGGTGCCGCCGCCATCACCCCGACCGATGTTGTTTGACATGACCCATTGTGAAGCAGCAGGGGAAAGCCCTGCGGTGAGAAACGGCCCGACAGAACCGCCGAAAAAAACAGTTTTGGCCCACACCGAAATTGCGATTTTATAGATCGGCGATGCGGTGCCGGGCGCGCGACGCAAATAGGCAGGTGTCGCCGATGAACCATTAAACAGACATGCAAAATCAATCGGATCACCGGGGTCGCCACAGCCGATGGCAGGGGGCGGGTTATCAAAAAGGATCGACATTGATTACGCCTCCGCCCGCTGGGTGATATGCACGTCAATCACGGCACCACTGAATTCCATATGGATCAGGTTGACCGCGTTCGGCTCGCTGTTGATCGCACCGTTGTTGATGCGGAATTCCGGCCCCCAAGCAATCCCGTGATTTCCAACAGCATCCATCGTCAGTTCCAACCGCGCCGAACCACCGGCAGGCATCGGGTCGGGTGCCGTGATGGTCAGGGCCTCGGTCGCGGTCAGGGTGAAGCGGTTACCAAGGGCCGGATTGAACGACACTTCACCTGCAGCAAGAGTTGCCGGAACGCGGGTAGTCCAGAAGCCAGCACCAAGGGTCGCTGAGACAGTGCGACGCAAGGCATCGCTTGTGCCATCCGTAACCGCCTGCTGGATCGCCTTGCGCAATTGCTGAAGATCAGCCTCGGTCGCCGGTAGCGGGTTTGCCTCGGTGCCGAGGAAATAGGTAATCACCTCAACAATCTCGCGCATCGGATGCTCAATCGCCTCCGCAGGCGGAACAGAACCCTCTATACTGTTTGACGGGTCCGGGTTGACGTAAGGACGATTGGGATCGGCAAGATTGCCATTAACTGGCGGCTGATACTGCATCACTCACCTTCATAAGACATGGTCAAAAAAGAATGGGCCGGCATGTACCGACCCAAGAGACATTCCAAATCTTCTGCGCGCGATATTCGCGCAAGCGGGTCCTGACCCAATGTCGAGACACCGACCCGGAACCACGTCACCCGCGGCCCCAGCACGCGCATACGCCACCACGCCCGCATATCAGCAGTCGCGCCCAGCATGTCATAGCGCACGCTGTCTTTGTTTCCCGATGTATTGGCACCGCCCACCTGGCTTATGCCAACCATGAACGGACGATATTCGACAATTGCCGTCTGATATCCGAGAGTTTCGGCAAGCCCGATGAAGTAGCCCGGGCTTTGACCACCACGCGCCCGATAGCGTGTCAGAACCGCAGCACGGCGATCCTCGATCGGCAGGCCAGATGTTTGGAAGCAACAATCGGGCAGGCCGACCTGAGTTTCGTGATCGGCCAGCATTTCGATGGCGCGCGCAGGCTGGCTTTCAATGACCAAGCGGTCAGCAGCCAGATCAACTTCAACCCATGTCGAACACTTGGCACGCAGGAAATCCCGGCCAACCCCATCGTAATCGCGAAACCCCTGCCAAGCTGCACCCGGGGGCATGGCCGATGCGACAATATCGGCATAAGCCTCAAGCCTGTCATCAATCATAACTGACCACCCCAAGGACCGGGATTTCGCCGATCGCATGTGCCACATCGTCGGCAGGAGCAGTAACCTTGTGCCGCCCCTCACCTGCAGAAATCGCAATTGCTTCAGTGATCCAGCTTCGACTTAAAGTCACCCCGGGCTGACCACGACGGAAGATCATGTCAAGAAGCTCGGCGGTTATTGAACTGCGAACCGCAGGCGTATCCGGATCAAGCCCCATGATAGTAATCGCCAGCGACTTCGGAATTGGCGCCACAACATAAACATCGGCAGTGGTTGGACGGCGCGCATCAATATAGGATTGAACCAGCGCAACATCAGCCGCCGTTGGAATACCACCATCGGACGCCCGCAGAACATCCATCATGAAGCGAACAGTGACCGTCCCCATGCCCATTTCGCGGCGCGCAACCCAAACACGGGTAACGCCGGGAACTTCCTTGGCCCATTTTTCATAATCGCCACCGGCACCGCCATGCGGCGGCATGGAAATTTCTTTTAGAATTCTTTCCCGATAGTGCTCGATAACACCCGGGCGCCCGTCCTTTTCCTTATCCGCCCCTCCCGCAAAACCACCAGCAGCAACGGTCGCAACCGGATCAACACCATCAACCGGGTTAACGAGGGTAAGGGAAGCCCCTTCAAGAAGGTTTCCGTTAGCACCCGGAACGGAAGCTTTCACATTCGCAACAGCCTGACCGGCTTCATCCAGAACCACACCATCAATCACCTTGAACTCGACACCAGCCGAATCCCGAAGCACCTGATTGGCATCAATACCCGCCCCGGCAACTCCACTAAAGATGACATTGCCCGTCGCGCGAGATGCCTGAATACGTTTCACGTCAAATGTAAAACCGTGACCATCCAGATTTTCACCCGTCGCCCAGAGAACCATCGTCTGAGATGCAATATGATCAAGGTAGCCATAAGCGCCGTTCGCCAGCATGCCATCGATGTATGGCATGACGGCAACCGGCCCCTGTCCGAGCGTGACGCCCTGCCCCAGACGCGCCTCGTAATGCGACCCGGATTGCCCGCGAAGGGCCTCAAAGGTCGGGACTGTGAAACCGGTCAACTTGTTCATGAATTGCGATCCATCCACTGCCAAATATCAGCATAGCGCCGCTCAAAAATCTGCCCCGTGGGCCGCTTGATTACCGCATGGCCAGAGATCACCCACCGGCCCGCATTACGATCCCGAACGGCATCAAACACGGCGGACTGCGCGACACCGATTTTCGTTAAAAACTGCAATGCCTCAGTGCCATATTCCCGAACACGCGCAACCGTCTGACTGGTGATGATTTCGCGATCCAGAAGCCACAGGCGCGACCCCAATTTGAAGCCACCGACGGACGGCCAAGCCTCGCCCCAGAAACCACGACGATCTGTCCCGTCTGGCAAAACATCATCTTCGCGGGCGCGACCATCGGTAAAGAGGGCCGCGTTGACGGCGGTTTCCAAACCGTGATCGGTTTGAATGGTCGGCGTTTCACCTGTTAACAAAGCCAGGTCGAACCGGCGCCGATCCGTGTCATAACGGATCGCCATGTCGGTATGCAGATTGGACATAGTTACATCCCCTGATTAGGCGGGCCGGTTGGACCGTTATTGTCGTTTTCAGGATGGTTGTGATCGTTATAAACCTCGCGCATACCCGCGACGGTTCGCGCATTACCGGATGCGGCCTGATCGGTGATATCGCCACCAACGACGGTTGATCCGGCAACTTCTAGGTTGCCACCAATTTTCACATTTCCGGTGAATTCAACATCCGGGCAATTAACCAGCACCTTTGTCGCGATCAACACATCAAGGAAATCAGCCCCATCAATTATGATTTTACGACCTCTTTTAAGGGTTATGCGCTGCCCCTGATCATCATAAAGACCGACCTCACCCGGCTCGACGACACCAGACTTCGACCGGTGACGACGATCCATTGGCGGCAGGGCGACAGCCATATTGCGCTCTAGCTGCAATACGATCGTTTCCGCACCCTGCCCATTCGCGTCAGCAGGCAGGGGCCGATGGCTAAACCCATAACCCTCGAAAACAACCACATCATCAAGCGTGTCACCGGATCGCCCCGCGACCTGTGCAATGATCGCCCCGCCCCGGCTGGTCTGCTTGGCATACCGGATAACCGCCCGAAAGAGCATGTTTTCCACGCGACGCGAAAGCCGCTGAAACAGGCCATCAGACATGCAATTAACCCCTTACCGCGCGGCGAAGTGCCGCATATTGCGCATCCCCGTCAGCCTTTTCAAAGTTCGGCTTTGGCACCCAAGCAGCGGGCGGCTCAACCGACAGGGATGTGCGATAACCGCCCTTGTCTTCATCAAGCGTCAGCCCCACCGAAACGATCAGCATTTCCTCGGCGATCTTGTTTTTCTGATCTTCGACAGCAACCAGCAACCCGGGGCGCCAGATGTCCCCGCCCGGAACCTGTTGCCAGCCTTCGCATTGATATGTGATGGCGGTTGATTTACCGATACGACGTGCCATTTCCCAATTAACACGCTGGCGAAGCTGATCAGACGACCCTGCCCCATCCGACGTCAATACTTTGGGTCGATACCGACGAACTGCGTCATCGACCGCCGCGGCCTCGGACTGGGCGGCGGCAATACCAAAATCATCATCACTTGTTTGCCCCTGCGACCGCATGATCAGCTTCGAATGCCGGTTGGCTTTGGTCAGTTTGGCCGACAACTCGATAATGTTATTATCGCTTCGAAGCTGACCGGACCCCGTATATCGGTACCGAAGATCCGTTTGAGCCCGCGCGAAACCCGGACGACCAAGAACGATATCGCCGGAACCCACCGACCAAGCCATCAGGCCACGCTCGCGGCAAATCCGGTCAATCACCTGACCGACTTCCTCGCCTTGTTCGATCTTGATCCGATCAAACCGATCGCCAACATCAACAAGCGCCGACACCCCGATACCAAACGGCTTACAAAGACCGGCGCAGGCTTCAAGCAGTGACAGATTATGATATTCCCCACCCGGCACGATCGCCGAACAATCGACCAGATCACCCGCCTTTGACCGCCCACTCAGGCGGGTTCCTTCCTGATCAGGCACGGTCGAATTGTCGACTTCCTCAAGCCAGCCAGTCAGCAATTCGTGATCACCAAACCGGGCTTTTACAGCCATATCTTCGCCGTGATCCGGCGTGAAATCCGGCGTAGTCAATGCAAAGGAATTGGCAATATCGCTGATCGAAAAATTGAACGAGCATTTCTGCCAGTCGTCGTAAATCTTGCCATCCAGCTCGATTTCAGGTGAATCAGCCATCAAGAACCTCGATCGGTGACCACGACGGGACCATGTTCGGATGCGCAATACCGTTGCGCGTAACGATTTCAGACGCACGGCGCGCGTCACCATAAAGGCGATGCGCCGTGACGACCGATGCCTCGGTCAGCCAAGGCATATCGCTTATTGTCTTTGCTTTGCCCGCACCAGCCTCGCGCGTGTAATCGACGACCGACGTTCGAACCGATGCCAACGCGGAAAACACACCGGCGTCACTCTCACCGGCGACATTCCCGCCTGCGCGATCCATTTCACGGTCGATGACATCAAGAAACTGGCCGGTTATTTCAGCCGCCTGATCATATGAAACGAACGTGTATTGCGGCAGCAGTTCCGCCGCTGCCGAAATTGCTGTTCGCCGTATCAGCGCACCAAGGGCCGTCCGGTTTACCGCCTCCACCTGCCGGGTTGCAGTCAATACCGGAACATCCACGCCTGCGGCCTCGAATGCCGATAGCGAAAGAAAGCCATTCACCCCGTCCGCAACATCAGGGAACGAGGATGACAACAACGCAAAGCCGGACGATATCCCGCTTGCAATATCAACACCCCCACCGGTCATCGCCGTAAGGCCAACCGCACCGATCCCGTCGATTGCATCCTGCATCGACGCATCGACACCGATAGCGGTAAAAAGCTGACCACCAACCTGATCGGCCAGCGATCCGATAACCTCCGCCCCGGCTTCGCGAACAAATCCCGGCATGCCATCCGTGATATAGCGGTTGACGAAGGCGGCACTCGCTGCAAATGACAGCGCAGAGGATTGCACACCAAGCTGATAGACATTGGAAACGCGGCCCGGTGTAAATCCCGGCTCCGCATTCTCGCCAACTTCCTCAAAGACGATAGAGAAATTAGCAATACCTTCAGCCTCGAAACTGTTGGATACGTCAAAATCAGCGACCCTTACCCATCGCTCGGAAGTCAGACCGCCAAACGGATCCACGAAAGTTCCCGGACCTTCTTTTCCGAGCGCAGCAACCAATTGGTCGCGCGCGTCAAAACCATCGATGGTCAGAACAAAGCAGTCGACATTAAATCTCCGAACTTTACGCCCAAGGTCCTGCGTATCTGCATCATCCCGGTTCGGGCGCTCCACCGTCGGCCCACGCCGCCCCGAAGAAAGACGGACCGAACGGACCATCATGGACACACCGCGCCAGAGCCCATCACGCACTTCATCTTCAAAAGGCATAACTTCAAATCCCCGGTAAACCGCGCGATACCTGGCTTAACTGATCAAGCGTATTTCCCGAAAGCGACCCCGCACCAAGCCCCGCGAAACTTGGCATTGGCGGCGTCTTTTCGCTTCGGATCAGATGCTCAAGATACTGGCTTTGCTTTGGCCCCTTTCGGGACGTACGCAATGCTTCCTGCAGGTCCGCAATGAAGTACGCCCGCAGGCGCTTTTCACTCATACCCTCGATCATGTCCCGAAAATGCCATCGCGGGGCGATCCGAACGGAATCGGATATCGTCCAAAGCAGGGAAAGCGGTTGGCGGCTGTTACGTTTCTGGCGGATAAACACCCCACGCTTGCCGCTTTTCATGGTTGCTATGAACGGCTGCTGCTTTGCGAACGCTTTCGAGTTTTTCTTTGAACGACGACCTTTCGGGTAGGCACCAGTCGACGCCAGAATCTTGCGAACCTTCGCTTTTCTGTATCGGGATGTAACCTTGCCCTCTTTGGATTTGCGCGCACGGGCACCCAGCCCGGGCATCCACGCACCATCGCCAGACTTCCCACGACGGGACCCGCCAAATTCCTGATCTTCCATAAACCAGAACGGTGTCCCAATTTCAGCCTGTATAACAGCCTGCTTTTTGTTGCTGGCATTCACGAACAATGCACGGCGACCACCACCCGACGCCTTTAACGACTTTTCGCGGATCGTGAACCGGCGGTCCATTTGCGACAGCACAACATCGCGCGCCTCAAACGTCACCCGGTTAACAGCCTTCGACAGCGCGAACGGAACTTGAACCTTTTCAAGCTGGGTCAAATTGGCGACAACATCGTCGATATTGTCGCCATACGTCATTGACAACATACCACACCACCCTAACCTGCCCCCATGCCCGCAAGACTTGGCCCCGTCCGCAGGCTGGTTTCAAGGCCAATACCAGTCGACTTTGACTGCCGAACGCGGGCATTGGCAGCACCATCGCCCACGATTTCGACGACGATCTTGCCCTCGACCGGATCGGGCGCCCTCGCTCCCTGATAGGCCTGCGCCTTGGCTTGCTCCACCTGTCGCGCCGACTGTTCCATGGATACGGCGGGCGGATCGGCGGACTGCACTGGCGTTGGTGCAGATTGCAGCGGTTCGGCCTTGCCCACCCCAAGCTTTTCAACCACCCAATCAGGCAGTACAGACATCATTGCCTGCACCTTTTCCGAGATGATGGCCGCAAGGTCGAAGTCGGTCAGATACTTGACCAGCCCGGTAAAGCCGTCATACAGGATCGCGAACGGGTTAAATTCAGCCATATAGGCCATCACACCGTCGATGAACCCGGTTTTGAATGCCGACCTGACAGCATCAATCTTGCCCGTGAAATAACCGACGATCCCATCCCAATTGTCATAGATCGTATAGACTGCCCCGGCGATAAGCCCCGCCGCCAGAACGATCGGGTTTGACGCCAGCACCCAACCCAACTGAGCAAACGCCGTACCGACAGACAACAGCGACGCAATAAACGGCCCCGCAAGAATGCCCCCCAGCGCCAACGCAGCGTTTTGCCAACCGCCGAGGAAATCAATGATCTTGCCGCCATAGGAAATAAGGTTTTCGATCGTCGACATAAACGATTTAAGGGCCTGCCCGGCTGGGGTTGTGCCATCCTGCGCAACCGTGAACAACCCCATCATGGTATTCGCAGCGCCCGAAATCGCGGAACCAAGGCGCTCCACCACTTCGGGTCGCATAGACACCATGAACTCGGTCATTTTCTTGATCAGCGGCGTCATCATCGGCATGAAGTAGGCCATCAAACCGTTACGAATACCGGTAAATGACTTACCCCAACTGTCCAGCGCATCGTTATAGGCCTCGGTATCGCCAGCGGCTTCATTGCTGATCATACCGAGGCGTTCCATATCGCCAAACAGCCGGTCCATTTCCTCTTGCGGCTGCTGTAAAAGCAGCGACATTTTGGACCCGCTTTCACCGAACAGCTTCATTGCTGCGGATGTTTTTAATGACGGGTCTTCAATCTTTTGAAATGCGGCTTGCAACTCCGGCAGAATCTCGTTCAGCGTCCGCATCTCTCCACTACTGTCTCGCAGAGGAATACCCAGCGCCTCAAATATCGGCCTTGCACGACCAATACCGTTGGCTGCATCACCGACGTTTTTACTCAGATCGCGAAAACTCTTGCGAAGCTCTTCATTTGTCATTCCAGCAGCTTGGTTTGCCGCATGCTGCCACTGTTGAAGCCGCTCCGCAGATAGACCTACGGTACGGCCAAACTTGGCAAGCACATCGGCCTCGCCCGCCCCACTATGCAACCACGCCAAAACCCCGCCGCCAAACCCTATCCCGGCCAACCCCAGAAGCCCGACACCCACGCCCGAGATATGACGCCCCAGACCAGCGAACGAACTACCAAGGCGTCGGAAACCATCGGTGATCTTGTGGAAGCCAAGGCTTCGCGTCACCGCAGAAGCCCGGGCACGAATGCCGGTCAGCATGGATTGAACCCGGCGCATCGGTCCTGAGACCGTTTCGCGCGCATTCAGGATCATGCTAACGACGAAATTCTTAGCCATCAGTCACACCGTTTAACGCGTCAAGCTGTCGCTGTGCGTCCTCGTTATAGGCATCGATACAAAGGAGAATGTCATCAAGCGGCATGTCGCGAATTTCGGCTGGCTTCCAGCCGAAACGCGCGACAAACAGCTTGATCACTGATCGGAAGTCGTCCGGGAAGGCTTTAGGAAAAAACCGAAACATACCGCCATCGAACGGAAATAGTCATCGGCATCCATTTGCTCGAAGGCTTTTTCGGTGACCCGTTCATCACCAAAGACCAACCTGGCAATGAATTTGCGAGAACCAGCCATCACGGATTTATCACCATCAAGCTTTTCAAGAAAATCAAGGTCACGTCCCACGGGACGACGGAACTCGATATGCTCGATGGTTTCCTCGCGCTTTCCGCTACTATCCTCGACTTTAACAGCGACCGGGTACTCAAGCCGCAGGATTTTGCGACCGAATTTCCCATCTTCGACATAACCATCAAGGTCGATATCTTCTGGTTTGAAATCACCATCAAACATCACGAAACCACCCTTGCACTTGGGCCGACAAAACGAACCGTTAGACTGTTGTCCGACGCATCATTGTCACCGGACCCCATTTCGGTACCGAACTTCATAACAACTGTGCGGTCGGCGCAATTCAGCTTGATTTCACTTTTCTCGACCGATGTAAGGTCCTTGTCAGATTGACCTTTACCAAGGAAAACCTTCACCTCGATAAAGGCGGCACGTCCCTTTTCGGTCCAGCCGACCGAGCCGGAGCCGCCGCCTTCGATATTTTCGCGTTGCTTGCCGCCCAGATTATAGGTGGCAGTATCGGCGGTGTTATATGAAACACCGCCAACGTCAAGGGACTGGACCCCTGCAACTGTCGTCATTGATCAATCCCCCGATCAGAAATCGCGAAAATCGAGTTCGAACTCGATCTTGGCAGCCAAAAGGTAAAGCGGGTTCGAAAGGTCCGGGCGATAGATCATGTTGAGCCGATAGGAGTTGGTCGGCGATTTGGACACTTCCAACCGCTCGGCAAATCCATCAACATCCTCGACCAGCCCCAGACCAACCATATAATCGTAATGGGCAATCAGAGAGGCCCGAACGGAGCGCGGCGTCACATAAGGAATGCCGTCATCCACTGGCGTACCGTCATCGACAAGAATCGGGCGCAGCATCCGAATACCATCAAGAACGCTAGCAAGCTCATCCCGAATCCGCCCAAGCTGCGCAACCGTGTTGACCAGCAAATACGCTTCGGAAAGGTCACCAAACTCATTGGTCTGATACATCGTGATCGGCATATTCAAACGTACCTTGCCATCGCGACCTTCATCAGTGACCGTGATCCCTGCAAACATCAGGGTGTTTTTGTCGGTGTATTCCAACCGGCTTTTTTCCGGCGGCGCCATTTCGCCGACCAGTTCGACACCGGCAAGCGGACGAGCTGAGTGATTGAACAGTTTACCGGACATCTGGCCAGCATAACGGGCGGCGCGCATCCACGCAGGCCCCGGTGCATCATAGGTGCCGATGGTGGAGACAAAGCGGTCATTGCGCGACGTTCCAAAAGTCAACAGCTCACTAACCGTGCCGCGACGCGCCGTGAAGCCTTTAACATCATTTTCGACGCCTGCTTTTTGCTGCCCCTCAAGCCACTCTGAAATGGCATCTAGAGTGCCGCCATCGGTCCAAGGGAAGCCAACATAGTTAACTTTCTGAGAACCGATCGCCGCGAGTGCGCCAGCAATATCCGGATTTCCCGAACCGTTTTGCAAAAACCCGGAGTTTGGCACCGCAATGGAAATACCTGCAGGAACCTTTTCACCGGACATGACGCCGCGCAATGCCACCTGAATGCGAATATCGTTTCCTATTTCACCCGCATTTTTTGCTTCGAAAGTTACAACACCAGCCGCCGCCGTCGCCGTAACCGGCAGATTCGGCAAAGCAGTAATCGCAGCAGCCACGGACGCTGCTACATCAGCGGGCGTATCATCGATAACCACCGGCACAAACACCCGCACACCCGCAACATAGACAGCCAAAGCACGGCTTTCGGTTGCGGCGCCGGTGAATGTCATCGCAACAGACGCTTTCACACCCGCAACCAGATCAGGAAGTGCAATGGCATAAAGCGTCATGGTCGTATTGTTCTGGCGATACGCCTCGACCATCAATGCCAGGTTCGACCCCTTGCCGAACATCTCGCCAGCAGCGGCGCCAGTGCCTGGCACGAGCAACAGCTCGGCGTCATTTGCGGTACCACCAACCAAACTCTGACCGATCAACAAGGCAACATGGCTTGAAACCAACCCATTCACTCGCGAACCGCTGGTTTCAATGTATTTACCTGCGACCCGCGCGTTAATGGCGATTTCGTCAAAGGCTTCATTTGGAATAGTCATAGCTTACCCTTTTTTCTCGGCCTTGGCGGCAACAGGGACCAGATCACCGAAAAGCCCACCCGCAATACCACCCAAAGAAAGAGGCGGCAGCAAACGGAGGATTTTGGGATTGCGAAGTTGCCGATCGGTCAATTCGAACGGACCGTTAGGGAAATACTTCCCGGTTTCCGGGTTCATCACCCGCAACGGCTGGCCATTGACCTCGCTGGCCGGATTAACCTGCACTTTCATTATCGATCGCTCCTTGCTCGATATCGATGCCCTGCAATTCACCAGCATCGATTGAAATCACACGCGGGCGCAGTAATTCGCCCGACATGGTGATAATTTCGCCGACCAGCGGCCCGCCTTTTTCACTCATGAATTGTTTGATGGATATTGACGGCGGCCTCTTCCAAAGCTTGCGGAACGAACCGTCGGCAAACAGGGTGGTAATGATGGATTGGGTCTCTTGTTCGGCTGCAGCACACCAGTCCTCGGCAACCTGACAATGCAATTCAATGTTCAGATTGACCGATGCATTGAAGTTCCAGAACGACCCCGTCGGTTCCATGCTGTCGACCGGCGCATAGATCGAAATTGCGGGCAAGCCTTCAGCAGAAATTTCGCTGATCCGACCAATAACGATCTCAGGCCGATCCGGCTTGACTTCCAACCGATCCTTGACGGCCTGCATCAATGCCCATCGCGATAAGTATTCAGACATTGCGCACCTCGCCCGCCATCAGGCCAACCGTGATCCACCCCGTATCATCGGGATCAATCGCCGCAACCGTGTAGGTCGCCCCGGCGACGTCAACAAAATCGCCATGCTTTGTCTGGGGCGCCTCTTCCTTGCGAAACCCACCAGTAAACTCGAAAGCCTGAAACTCGGCCTCGCCGCCCCCATCTTCTGGCGCCGCACCCTGCCGGAAATCGAATTTTTCGACTGTAGAGATTGCCCCGGCTTTATGCCGGATGGTTACTTTCTGACCGAAAGCGCCAGCCACTGGCACATTTAAAAGCGCATCAAAATCAATCATGAGAAATCACCAAAAGAAAAACGCCCGCCCAAAAAGGGCGAGCGTTCAATAGTCCGATAACCGGAAGGAAATTAACCGGCAGGCTTGATCCGACCGCGACGGAGTGCCTCCGGTCGTTTGCAGATGTAAAGCGGATAGGAATAGATTTCCAAATCCACAAACATATTGCGCTTTTTGTCCGGGATCACGAGAGGATACTGGCGCTTGCCCGGCATATTGATGGTATCAAGGAATTCCCCCGGAGACAGGCCTTCCTCGAAAATACCTGGCGCCACCGGGAACGCACGGAATTCATCCGTTGGAACACCCACACCACTTTCTTCTGAACCGCGATAGTTAACCCAGCGAATTTCTGCATAGTCAAAGGCATCATAAGCCAGATTTTCATCAAGCAGCTTACCAGCCGCCGGACGAGCCTTGTATATGTCCCGAGTTTCAGGGTTATCAACGAGTTTATCGAAGAACTGGTCGCCGCAAAGAACAACAATCCGGACATTCGGAAGAACGACATCACCAAGACTGTCAAGAATTTGCCGTTTGAGTGCCCGCGCCTGCTGCCGAATAACACCTTCGCCATCAGCAGAAGCCGCCGAGAAGTCAAACTCGACCACATCGGGACGGGTCAAACCCAATGCCTGATACCAATCAATGATGGTTTCACCATCGGCATCTTTAATCAGACCATCAATCGCGCCCATGCGATGGAATTCACGGGTCAATTCAAGACGCGAAAGCATCCCACCTGGGCCAGCATAACGACGGCTTACTTCATCCTGCACCTGCATCAGTTCGGTTGTCGAACCGTAAGCACGAATGCCTGCAATTTCATCGGCGTAGATGCGATCACTATCCGCTAGGCGAACAGTTCGTACATCGATCACTTCACGCTTCTGATTATTGTTGCCACGCGGTGCCGCAGTGCCACGTTCCGAAGTCTGAATGATGCTGATTTTATTGCCGATGACTTCAATCGGAATAGTTACCGTGCGAACGGGACGAGGTGTCCACAAACCCGGGATACTGCCCAAGAAAGAAGGGACATACGGCGCTTTTTCAACAAGGGACATCATGCCCATCATCGAAAACGCCGGGTTGTTACTGAAAATATCAAGAGCTGGCATTGTGATGGGTTCCTTACTTCACCAGAAGATGGTTGGAAGCCAGATCAGCAATCGCCGCGGCCTTTTGACCATCGGTGATACCTTCCGGCCAGATCAGGCGGGATTGGCTGACCGTCGCAAGGCGCGTGATTAGGACGCCTTTCTTCGCGGCAGACTTGGCATCGACATCGTTGAAAAGGATGGCAGCCGCCACCTGTGCCCCGTCGTCGGCATCCGGATCAAGCGGCGTGAATTCGCCGTTTCCCTGCGATACGGTCACAGTAAAACTGTCACCTTCGACAAATGCAGTACCACCAGCCGCAATCGTAAATTCGCCGATATGAGACGAATTGTAGGCCGTGCCCACTGTCGCATCCTTCAGTGCATCACCGCCGGGCGTAACGACCGAGAACTTTGTTGCCGTCTTTGCGGTAAGAACATAACCGCCAAGCTCGACATCCTTGCCGGCCACTATTGTCGCGCCGTCAAGCGTTCCATCCCCGGTATTGGCACCGGCAACCGCAGAAATCGTGTCCGACACAGCCTGACGCCCAAGAACAGTCCCCGGGAGATAGACATCACCGGCCTTCAGCATTCCCGTCTCGCGAAACTGCTGGCTGACCTCGAAATTAATAAAGGCCGCTACTCGCGGCCCTGCAACATGCAACGTCATTGGTTTTCACCCTTTGATTTAAGAGCCGGTAACGCGCTGCAGGGATGCGCCCCACGCGCTTGCGACCTTGGTTTCGTCTGTTTCGACACCACCATCCGCACCGATATCGGGGTTACCTGCCCCGGCCATCAAGGCAGACAGACCACCAGAAGATTTCGGTGCTGCAGCAAGCGCCGCGCGGGCGTCCGCAACACCCATTGAGGTGTTGAAGGCAAGATGCTGCGCAAGCTGTTCCCGGCCTTTAGCTTCTTCATCGCCAATGATCGCGGCAATGCGCTTGCGTTCATCTTCAGCCGATTTCGACGACTTTTTGTCGTAATCGTCAGCAGAATCCTCCTCATCAGGAACGGCGTCTTTTGCGCCTGCACCTTTTTTCGATGAGGTTTCTGCTTCCTCATCTTCTTTATCTTCGACCTCGTTATCTTCCTCGGCCTGATTTTTTGCCAGCGAGGCCTGACTGCCCCGCTTTCCTGTAATGCGCTGGTTCATGGTTCCTCCATTGTGCGCAGTGATGCCTGCGGCGGGGCCGCTGGCGGAATTAATGTGGTCAACAAACTTCGCAAAAGCCTGCGATGGTGAAAGGAGTTCATCCGCAAAGCCGATTTCAACTGCCTCTTTGGCGGAAACAGTTCGCGCTTCAGTCGCGAGAACAGCGCCAACATCAAGTCCGCGACCAGACGCAACCGCCGTCGCGAAATCGGTTCGCAAAGCCTCTAAATCTGCCTTGATTTCCTTTGCGGCCTCTTCTGGAAGTGCCTCGTATGGGTTCATTTCCATTTTACGGCTACCGGCACGCAGCACGGTGACCTTGATACCCATATCCTCGTAAGCCTTGGTCAGATCCGCGTGCAGAACAACGGCACCGACGCTGCCTACTCCGCCACAGGATGGCAGACAGACGTGATCACACTGACTTGCAAGCCAATACGCCGCAGAATAGGCATAGTCTGAGCAAATCGCCCAAATCGGCTTTTCGGCAGACGCGATCATATCCGCCAACTCGAACAGCTCCGAATGCACTTCACCACCGGGGCTTTCGATATCGAGCGCTATCCCTTTGACATCGTCATCGGACAAGGCTTCTGACAGCTTGATGATCAGGCCGTCATAGCCTGTCATACCCGAATAAGGGTTGAGTACCCCCAACTTGCTGACCAGCGTGCCGGTAACCGGCAACACTGCGATACCATTGTCGACATGGTAAATCTTGCGATCCGGACGCTGTCCGTCCCATTCGGATGCCAGCGCTTCGAGGCTGACTGGTTCGACCGAAGACACATCTGAATCGAACAGCCAACCGTTTAAACCCGCCCGCGGCGCCAAGGCGCCAAGCAACAATCGTGCTCGTTCGGGCGTCACCAGATGCGGCTTGTTAAGCAGCCGCGTCAGAAGACGTTGGTAATCCATTCGCCCTAGCCTTTGCTTGGAGTTTTGCCATTTGCCGCTCGTATCGATCGACACTTGATGTCACTGTCGTTGTCGTGACCTGACCATCTTCCCCAGATTCAGTCGTGGATACCGACCATTCAGGAGGTGGAACGCCATTCTCGGCCATCGTCTGGCGCTCATAACGACGCTGTTCGATGATCTCTTCCCAATCCTTACCCTGTTCGGCAGCTTCATCCTCAAGGGTCGAAAGTGCCGACTGCATGCGCATATCCGCTGCCGTCGCCTCTTTGACTGGATCAATGTATCCACGCGGCGGACCGATCCAGCGTGCCCGGGTCCAAGCAGCAACTGCCTCCCTAAAGCCAGGTGCATTGTTAGGAACTTCGATCTCACCACGATCGATCATCTCCTCGACCAATAGAACGTAGACCTGCTGGACGAAGTCCCTCACAAACTCGGCTCGGCAAATTGAGAAATGCCGCCAGACTTCAAGCAACGCTGCACGGGCCGAGCTGTAATTGACCTTCGACCAGTCCATAGAAATCTGTTCATAGGAAATACCCAGCGATGCAGCGAAGTATCTCAAGCAGGTTTCCTGAAACGCCGAGAACCCACTGTTTGGGCGTTCAGAACGCAGCAACTGCAACTCTTCACCCGGAAACAGCTTCGGAATTCGCGCCCCGTCCAAAGACAAATCTTTGCTGTCGTGATAGGCAGATCGGGCATCCTGATACGACGAAAGCGATTCTCCAGTCGCATTCGGGTCGAGCATGGAGTTTGCCATCTGCTGATCGAAGGGCGATTTCACAAACGCTGCAAATACCGCGTGAATTAGGGCAGATTGCAGCTCGGTTTTCGACCAGCGACGCTCCATTTGCATGCGCTCAAGGATCGGCGTGAACAGGCCGCGGCCTCGTGTCGCACCTGCCTTGTCACGCATGAAGGCATGAATTACTCCACGCCGACGCGTGCTCCCGACAAAGGCAGGAACCCGCGTCCACTTGAATGCATCATTGAAATTCGCTGTAGAAAGATCGGACGGATGGCTGTTTCGGAAATGATACGCAACAGGTGCGCCATCCTTGTTCTTTTCAACCCCACCCCGCAGGCTCGGTGTATCTGGCTGGGCGTCCGGATTACAAAGCCGATCAGGATCAACCACCCGCAAAGCCAGCGCGTAGCGCCCACCCCGTTCTGGCATCCAATACGGGACAGCTATAGCCTCGCCATCAATCGCATAATGATTAAATGCGATCGCACACATCCCGTTGAAATCAGTCTTCATCTCCACATCACAGAGAAAATCCGGATCGCCAGCCCAATTGATCCAACCCTGCTCAAGAAGGCGTGCTGTTTCGCGGCCCCATTCGAATGACTGATTTAGCGCACGATAGTTCGGCTTGGCCGACAGACGCAATCCTGAACCAATCACCCCCTCGCGGAGCTTCTGGACACCAGATACTGCCCAACCTGAGTTTCGATACTGATCCCACGCCCGCCCCTGAATGAGATCACGCTCAGGCAATAGAGCGGCATCAGCAGATTTCAGCGAGGGGTAGTATCCGGACATTTCAACCGAACGCTGGGAGGCAGCGTCATGTGAGGATGTTGCACTGGCGCGCAACGGAGTAATCCCATCACTTTGAACAAGAGCCTTATTCATCAATGAGCCCTCACACCAATCGCATGACGCCCGCCAAGCCCGAGCAAATTATCGATCTCGGCAATGCGCGCATTAATCGAGGCAATATCAATGCCCCGATATCCAACACTGCGGCCATTTGACGACAATGACTGGACGCTTTCCCCCGTAAGCAAACGGGTTCGCGCATCAATCAACTTATGTTTTTCGGCATTGAGGGCAACTGTATCGATAGCCATTAAAAGCCCCTATGCGAGGCGCGACACCATCGCCGAAATCTTTTTCGACTTGTCGTTAGATGTCGCGGTTCCACTGGAAATATCCACCGGACCAGCTTCGGCGCTGGCGGCACTTACGGTTATGATTAACGGATTACCATCCTTACGAAGCCAATTCGGCAATCGTTCCGGATGGTCCCATGGCATTTCATCTGCCCGCAGCCTAAGTGCCGCGGCGGTGCAATAGGCTGATAAGTCAAAGGCCTCGTTGCGCTTTACTTCACGCACCCAACCCTTGTCTCCACGAACTTCCGCCAGGTACTCGGCCAAAGGCGATCTGGATAGCTGGTCCCGATCAGGCTCGACGACATTTTCTGATAGGCCAACCAACGCCATAGCCTTCGGAATATGAATGTATTGCGGCCCCGGCTGATCACGCCGCAAGCCACCCATCACGAAATCCTTAACCTGATCAACCCCGACTTGAAGGACGGGAATTTCACCTCGAGCACCGGCATACCGATCCTTGCGCTCGCTGTCCGGATAGGTCAGAGCAACGCGCGGAACCTTGAAGCCGCCAACACCTCGCAACGGCAAGGCTCGATCATGGACACGCCGCCGCTTTAGATCACGGTAGAAATCATAGGCCTGCCCGGTCACGCCATCTCGACCATGGATGTCATAGACAAACAGCTTCAACATCATCGCTTTGGTCGCGTTTCCGGCCAACGGCCAAGCTTTTTCAAGCACCTTTGTCCGCAAAAGTTGCCAATCTTCGGCATAGGCAGCGGGGTTTAAGGCACGTTCCTGTTGACCCGGCTTCAAATCCGGAAGTGCAATATCAAATCGATCAACAATCCAACGCTCAAGATGGTCGCCAAATCCTTCGATCTGAATGACAAACCGGTTGCCTTGTACGTCCCCGGACCCGATCAGGAAGCGAACTCCATCCGGCACAGTGCCCAACGGGTATTCTTCGCAACGCGCATAGAGGTTTTCGAGTGTTAGCACCCCCTGCGCCGCTCTTTCTGCGATCGCACGCGGCATATAAGGCTCAGCCTGATCGGTGTTTACCGTAGTCCGCAGACCAGTTTCAGTACCTGACCGGCTGTATTCATCAAGCGCTGTCAAATATCGATTTACCAGACCTGACCACGATTGGAATACCGCAGCCGGTCCTTTGAGCCAGTACGAAGCAATCTCTGACTGGCGCGCAACACCGTGAATTTCGCCATCGCGGATGTAAAGCCCATCGGCCAACCACTGACCGTTGGCATTAAATTCCTTGCGATGACGCTCTTCAACTAGCCCGCCGCAATGAGGACAGCGCATCGAAACATTGGCCGACGCCTCTTGAATATTGTCGGTATCGCGCCATTCAAGAAGGTCGAAAGACGGTTCAAACCCACATCCGCAATCACGACATGACCAGTACCAACGGCGACGATCCCCGCGATTGTAAAGACCAAGGATGCCACCAACAGGCGGGGCTTCGTGTCCTTCTGTTGTGTATCGAATATCAGTCAAATCACGGCCCGGAGACGATTCACAGACCGTCATTCCCCGCGAACCAAATGTCTTGGTGCGCTGCCGTCCCAAGTCGAATGGTTCGCCTTCCCCATCGATGTCATCAGACATTCGATCCCGATCAGTCATCAGGATTAAGGGGATCGGCTCAGATGACAAATGAGTGATCGTAGGCCAAGCAATTGTCACGACAGCGCCCGAAGCCAGCCGCTTGTCAGTGATGTTGTCCGAATGCGGCGCCTTGGACAGCCTCTCTTTGAATTCCGGGCTTTCCTGATCAATCAGTTTACGCAAACGCTTGATCGAAAACCGGCGCGCTGTTGCCTGATCCATCTGCAAAACCATCGTATCGACGGGATCGCAGGTCGCCATATGTACCAACCGATTGATAATCAAGCTGTCGGTTTTTAACGACTGTGCCGGACCACAGAAAACAACGCCTTCATACTCGCGCGAGGCCGTCATATTCATCGGCTCGATCATGTAAGGCGCGACCGAGTTATCCCATGGACCGTTGTAAACCGGGCTGATAACCCGGCGATAGCGAGCTGCAGCTTCTGAAACTGAAATGCGTTTTGGCGGAAGAAAACTGGCAGCGGCTTTCGCGAGTATTTCCCAAGGGTCGACAAAATCAGGAAGGGGCTGGTCCATCGTTTTTCATAAGTCGGCGAGCCAACTCCTCTTGATACTTGTCGATTTTTTCCTGCAGGGCACCAATCACCCCAAGGTCCAATTCAAGCTCACGACCAACGGCCTCGGGCAACGACTGCAAAAACTTCCCGAGATCCCCGAGGAGCTTTTCGTCTCGCGCCAGCAGCTCTCGCGCATCAACCAGCTCGCCGCGTTCCCGGCGAACCTTCATTTCGACAAGCTCTGTTTCGTAAAGTCGCTTGCGTTGATCGGCGGTCAGTCCGGCGCGATCGTCTTTTGCATTCCCACCAAGCAAGGCCATTTCGGCTTGCGCCTGATCGGCCTCGCGCTGTTTGCGTTCAGCTTCTTCCTTGGCTTCTGCCCCGGTCACCCACGCAAAAACCTCGGGAAAATAATACCCGTAAGAACGACCGTTCTTGCCTTCGCGACGGCACGGAAGGCCGGCATGTCGGCTACGATCAAATTTGGGAAGCGACCAGTTCAGAACTCGGGCGGTTTCTTCGCGGCTCCAAAGTTTGCCGTCGTCGCCATCCCATTCATCCGGCCAATCTTCGGGCCACGGATTTGCCATCGCACCCACCGGAAAACATAATCAGAAACAACAACCTAACGGGTTGAAAACTATGAAAAACACTAAAACACCGCGGTTCGCTTTACCCGCTCGTGGGGAAAGTCCCAGGAAGGACCCACAGCTTTTCAAGTCATCGGGACGCCAAAAATCAATCAGCTAATGCACATTAGATAGCAATTGAGTATATTTTTGAAATATCTACTTGGAGATGCATTAATGACTGAAAACACCCCGATCGATGAGCCACCCGCACCGGCAGAGCAACCTAACGTAACACAGGCAAACCCACCTTTTTGGGATCGACACCTTGGTAATATTATCGCCTTCTTGGCGTTGGGTGTCGCTGTTTACGGACTGAATATCGTCTCTGATATCGACAAAGAACGAAGTGCGTTTGAAGCCATCGACTTCTTCACACCAAAAGCCAACTTCCAATCCGGTAACGCTTATTATGACACGACCAATGAATCTTTCTTTGTGCACCTAAAGCTTTCAAACTCAGGCAAGGTCCCCGTATCGATCAAGCCAAACCTTGCTGCGTTTCAAATCTTTTACCGAACTCTCGATCAAGAAAGTGGGCGTGAAACCTATACTGCGTCGCAAGCCGGGACATTGTATCGGGACGCCGACAAGTCCCAGACAGTACAATGGCCCGCAACAATTCTGGCACCAAATATCCAAAAGGAGCTGGGTCTCGCTTTTCCGCGAACTGTTGATGACTACCCGCAAAGCAGATCATCAAAACCACCATATGTTTGCGCTTATGTGGAAATGACGATCAACTCTTACATTGATATGAACAGTTACAAGGAACTTCTACCTGACGTCGACACTAGGAAGTTTCATTCACTAGGTTCCACAATCAACCTTGTCTTACAATCGTATGGCACACCAAATGACGAAACATATGACAGTCTGTTTTGTCAGAAAAACATCCGACAACTGGTCAAACAAAAACTTGTCGTGCTAACCAAGTCAAATAGCCAAGTGGAAGGCGGCAACACACAGTCAAGTGTCTGCGATCAGATAAAAATATCGTATGATGCCAAACAAAAAGTACAGCCTTTACAGAAAGAAATCCGCAATCTGCAAGTAGAACTGAGCGGACCATTTGAACAGCAAGTCGAGACTTTGAGGGACGTCATCAGGAGCCAAGACTTGAAAAGAAAAATCGAGGAAATTTACAAAGAAATTCACAACAAAAGCTCGAAACAACCCAGAGCAAAGCGGTTCCCGAATAGCACTACAAATCTCGTGCCAACAGCATTAATCGATCCATCATCTCTTGGTTGCGAAAAATAGCGTCCTGTGAAACGCAGGAAGCCAAATCTTTACATGGTGACCCGCTGCCACATAGCGCCGCATTTGCCGCAATACATCCGATACCGGATTGGCGGTATGTCGTCGCCGAGACGGATGGCCGAAAGGGTGGCGAGGCTGGTGTTACCACATGACATACAACCAGCCTCGCCAGGTTCATCGCATTGCTCTTGCGGTTCGCTCTTCAGGTATTCTGCGCGCATCTGCCAAACTTTCGATTTCGATGCTGACAAGGACGGCGGATCGCTGCGTTGCCCCGCAACCGGCACGCCCAACCGGTCAAAGCGCCCCGCCGTCCATGACAGCACCCAAAAAGAACGACCCGCCGGACGATGTCCAAGCGGGTCATGAGTTCAAACAGGGAGGGAAAAAGATTGCATCACATGGCAGAGCCTTCCGGTTTCGACTGAAAACAAGACATTCTCCCGCCCGATTCTGAAACGCAAACACCCCGCCTATTTCTAGGCAGGGCGCGCACAACAGCAATCGAGGCAAGAAAAAACGCCTGCCGGGAAAATCCGTGCAGGCGTTCTTTGGTTCGGGGGTATCGTGTCAAATATCGCTGCGCAGGTCAAGACGCTTTTTCAAAAAACAAACCGGTCGCGGCACCGTCAAGCAACCACGGCTCTTTCGGTGGCATTTCCGATGTCAGCCGCCACATCACCAACCCGCCCTGACGTGCCGAATAATCGGCGACAAAATCCTGCATCAAGTGCAGCGCATGCCACCAAACCCGGTATTCCGACCGCGCGACCCGAACCACATCGGGGGATTTCCCCACCCGCTTGACCCGGCAGCTTTCGCGAACAAGATGGCGGTTGTGATCGCGGGCCTGCTTTGGCATACCGGTTTGCGGATCAATTTCGGCGATAAAGCGCAATTCCCCATCCGCCACCCAATCAGGGCTAAAGCCGCTTTCGCCATAAGACCGGACCAAACAAGCCCCATCGGCGCTATAGGTCATAACCTCGCGCCACGCATCCAAAACAATCACCGCGTCCGGATGAACATCATACCCCGCCCCCGAAGCCCCGCCGCCGCCGATGCGTTCCCCGTAACTGACCGTGGTCTTGCTGAGCAACGCCAACACCGGGAATATGCCCCGGTCCCGCCCATCCATAAGCGCGACCTTTTGCTGACCAAACGCCCAATCCACAAGGCGTTCGATGCCGATGGGTTTTAACAGCTTTTCCTGATCCATTGCTTGCCTGCCTTTGCCGTCCCTACAAAGTCCTATGATTTGAAATTTCAACGGGACAAATTCGGGTTAATTTATTGTTTAATTTCAAAGGCTTCTTCTTATTGTCCTATATAACCCACATAACCTATAAATACGTATATACATATACGTACACGTATATACGCAACCTAGGTACAAAGGGACAAATAGGACCAGCCTTGAAAACCCTTGTCTTTTCCGTCCCCTGCACCAAAGAAAAACAAGGCCAGCAGGGGACAGAAAAACGGACACACCTCACCTGTCAAAAATCACTGGCCGAAAATTCGGAAGCCCCATAGCCAGATTGCGCCTGATCCCCATCGTCAAGATCCCCTTCGTCCCAATCAATGTCCGTCCGGATCATCTCGGCAAACAGCCGTCGACTTTCATCAAGGGTCGGGAATTGATAGACATACTTGCGCTGACCATGGTCAAACCTTCGTCGTCCCGCCGTAATCCCCGGGCATATGCGCAACAGTCGCCTGCCAAACTGTTCTTCGGTCATCGGGAATTTGCGCCCGCGCTGCGTGACCCATTGCAGATAGTTGGCGTACACATCCGCCTTTGGCAGAAAGGGCATCCAGTGCTGTACCCCGTCACCCTGGAATGTCACATGCCCGCGTCGGAGGCATACCAGCCACCAGCTTTCCTCGACCGACAGGCTGGATAGTTTCTGATCGGCCAACGCCGCCGTTTTAGGGATATCCCAGATGTTGACGCTATCAAGATCAAACAGCAGCAAATAACCAAGCAACGCCGCGTACCCGCCATTTTCAAGCTGCGCGATCATTTCGCCAAAATATTGCCGGTTTTGTTGGCTGGCATTCGCCACATCAAACACCGCAAACCGGCGTTCATCATGCCCCGCGGGCACGACCCAATCATTGTTGGAAGTCACCAGCAAATGGACATAGTTCTTGACCCGAAAGGCATCAACGCCCTTGCGCTCGATCATATGATAGTCGGATGTGACAAGGCCCTTAAGCCGCCCCTCGGCGTGTTTATCCCCCGCCCAGAAACCTTCATCGGCCTGCAACAACAAGGTTGACGCCAGGTGCGCGTTAAAGTTCCCGACCACATAGCGCGGATCATCGACAAGCGCATAATGATCCTCGATCAACCGGCCCAACGTCTGCCCGAACAGGGTCTTGCCGCTACCCTGCCCGCCCCGCAGAACAACGGCCACCCCGGCCCGTTCTGTCGGCTTCTGGAACATATGCGCCGCCCACCCCATGATGAAACGGAAATGCGCCTCGTTCCCGCCTGCGACATTGGTCCGCACATGATCAAGAAAGATCGAGCATTTTTTTTCGCAACCCTCGTAATCCGCCGCCATGCTGAAACCACGCCAAAGGTTATAATACCCGTCAGGTGCGGCACCACCCGGCACAAAGCTGATCCCCGAATATTCCCGACGCTTCGGGTCCTGCAACCAAAGCCTTGACCACGGGGCCTTTTTATCCGCCGCGATATAGCTTTGTTTGTTCGCCAAAATCGTATGGAGAGTATCAAGGTTCATAAAGTTCACGCGGTCCGGGATCGGGCAATTCGCCCGCCGCTTGAACTTTTCTTCGATGATCATCGCGCGACCACCAATTGCAACCAGCGCGAAATATTCATTCATCGCATTTACATCATAGAACACGTCGTTCGGATTGACCTTGACGCCATCCATACCGACGATCTCCGCACCGTTGATAAGCCGCTTCGCGGCTTCCAGACCGGCTTCACTAACTTCACTTCCTGACATTTCAGAACAACCTTTCCTGTTTGGGTTTTCTTTGATCGGCGGGCAACGGGCCAATCGGGTCTATTTCGCGCTCTTCACCTGCGGCGATACGCTTGTATCGGAAGAATTCCGGGGGGATATGGCCCCGGCACCAACGACCATGATTAACCATGATGTGCGTCGCTGCGCGGTTGCAGCCGCGATGGTCACAAGACGGGATGACAATGGAGTTTTTCATAGCAACCCCGCGTCAATTTCGATGGACAGGAGACCCGAAAGTATCGTCGCGATCCGGTCTCGCAGCCAATCACGGCCGTCCTCGCTCAAAACCGTTTCCGGGCTCAGACCATCGGCAATTTCGCGAAGTGTTGGCACCGCCTCGACCAATGTCATCGCCGCACCAACCGAACACACCCGCCGATGTCCTGTCGGATCACGCGGATCAAAACCATCGACGCCAAAGGTCCGATACCGGGCAATCATCAAGCCTATGTCGGGCGGCATGGGGAGTGCGGAAATCTTGAGCTTGTCGGATGCGCGCAAACGGTCCATCGCGCTGCGCGTCATGTAATCGCGGACATAGGGAAACAGCATCGTCGCAACATCGGTTGCGCGACGGTTGATCGCGGCCCGCTCAGCACGCGAAAGACCGCGCACCGGGGCATTATCTGGGGTGATTAGGAATGTTTCGGACGGAATCCGCCCGTCAATATCATCGGTCATGTCAAAGCCCTCTTGACGGCGTTTCACAACACCACCAGAACGGCTTCTTACGACCGCGCTGGTGGCGGGAGGGTAAGAACCTGTCAAGAGGCAGGCGGGTTTATTCCCCTTTCGGGTCTTGTATTCACCGCCCTCCCGCCATAAGCGAGATGCACCCGGATTCCGGGCACAAAAATAGCCGCAACTTACGTGACGGCTTGCCGTCTTGAGAGGGTCCTTACTCCCCCACAACGGATTTTTCCCGTTGATAGGCCAAACCATACGCCGACGATGCCGAGCAGTCAATAAAGTTGAGGATTTCCGTTTGCGCATGTCCATGCCCTTCCATCGTTGTTGTGATGGAGGGAGACTTGCACGGCATTCAAAACCCGTTGTGTCAGTTGGTGACGAAATTTCGCACTTTCTCGCACATTGGGCAATTTTCTTTGACGAAAGCGCAACCTTCGGCGCAAGATTGAGATCTTTTTGCAACTTGAAGAAAAGCTCGCCCGCCAGATGAGACAAAAGCACAATACAAAGTCCCTCCGAACGCGCCTTGGCGCATCTCCCAAACTTGTGTTTGCATGCATATTCTTGATGTTTGGACTTATCGCCATGCTTGCTATGTTGGGGATACAAATTCAGGACATGTGCACCCCAATCCCACTTGATTTTCCCGTTTGCCGTCAATTGAACAACTTGGAATGGGAAACATTGGCAACCGGACTGCTGAGCCTGATGGCCGGTTTTATAGTGGTCTTCTCTGGGGCTTATCAAGTGCGCGCTACCCGAGAAACTGCTGCCGCCGCTTTGCGTCAAGCTAGGATGCACCGCGCTGACGAGCTTAATGCCCCCCTGCAACTCGCATTGGATGCTGTCGATAATTTTTGCGGATGGTCGGAACAAACCCTTCAACATCTCCACGAATTGCAAAGCTCTGTGAAAGCAGGGCTTTTGCAGGAAGAAAAACTCAACAGAGCCCTTGACCGCGCGAGATCCGCTTTCGAAACTCGGATAAATCACATTGAAAGCATATGCATCGAACACAAAACGACGGCCCTGAGTTACGAAACATATTCCCGGCTGCAAAACCTGATTGTTCTGAGAATAGCTGATACCAACGACCCAGGTGGCGAGCCGAGTGGCGCCCAATACATACGGTACCGACGGTACCGAACTTTGATTAGAGACGGAGGCACAAGAGCCGCCGGCGCAAGAACGGAAATCGAACGACAGATTTCTGAGAATCTTTTGCGCTGTGGCATTGAGGACTAACATCAAAGCAAACTCCCCTGACTGGCCACTGACGCAATCAGCGTCGACCGATCCGTCGACGTCACGCGCGCAGGCACAAACAAGTCAAGATTTCCCATCTTGGGCTTGGTCAGTGTGTCCCAGACCGTGCGGCCCGTGAAATCACGCTCGAATCCGAACCATGCGCAATTGAGCGCAGGGCTACCAAGGCCAAGGCTGTCGATGCGCCATGACAGTTCGAGCTTGTATTTCGGGCGAATGCGCTGCTTGAAACCGGTGCGACTGGCAGCTTGGTAATAGTCGGTTTTCAGCAGCATCCAGACCTCTTCCAGATGCAGACGCATGGCATGTTCGATGAATGCCTGTGCCAACGTGAAAGGCGGGTTGGTGATGGCCTTCGAAGCGCGGCGACGGTGTGTGGCCAAAAAATTGACCCCGCCTTGGCCATAGCCGCGATCAATCAGATCCGTGCCGATGACCTCGCACCCGTGATGCTCAAGCACCCGGGCCAATCGACCATCACCACAGGCACATTCCCAGATTTTCTGCCCCGCAAGGTGCGGCATGGCGCGAATAAGCGCCTCGGTCGCTTCGGGCGGCGTCGGGTAAAACTGATTTTCATCCGGGCGCTCCCAATCGACCTCGCCAGATCGCCCGCCGAGCATCATCGCGCCCTTGTTGACCTTGCGTTTTGTCGCCATCACGCCGCCCCTTTGAGATAGCTTGACGTTGCCGAACCTGCGGTCGAAACTAAAACGATCAGTCGCTTTGAAAGGGTACCGTGATGAACATACCAAAAATAAATGAAGCAATCCCCTTGATCGGCACCCTGTTCGGAGGTGTCACAATCGGCGTTATTGCCCGAAATAGCTTTGTTGATTGGACCGGGGAAACGCTGCTGGCTGGCCTGCTTGGTCTCGGAGGCGGTTGGCTCGCATACAGAGCGGCGACTTACCAACAGCGCGCCACAGAAGAGAGCAACAGCTTGGCGTTTAAGTCCAAGTATCAGGCCGAAATCAGTGAAATCTCCAACAGCCTGTCGAGCCTCCACCTTGAAGGTAAAGAATTGCTGCACACTGACATCATGAACATTCGCAGAATTGAAGACAAACTGACCGAAATCCTCTCTAACCCTCACATCGTGACGCCAGAGTTGAGTGCCATATTGTCCGAATGCACCAAAGCACTCTTGAACACAATTGACATCCGCAAACGGTACGCAGTGAAAAAGGAGCGCGACAACAATTTCACTCCGCAAAACTACCTGATCAAATATCCGATCACTTACTTTGGCCAGATCAGGTCTCTGGACCGCGCTGTGAGGAGGCTGCGGAACTATTGCAGCGGTGACAGCGTATTCCTTTAACATCACGCCGCCCCCAAAATCATCGAGTTGAAATCGGTACCTGGCCTCGACATGGCGATGCGCCCGATACGGCCCTCGACGGCAGCACGGCGGCACCCCCGTTCGAGCTTGGCCTTGAGCATATGGATGTCTTTGGTATCGCCATCCCCCAGAAAGATCCGCTCATGGCATTCGCGCGGCCAGATCATGCCTGGGCGGGCCATATCAGGCACCACCGTCGGCAGCTTTTTTCGGCCATCAAGCGGATGATACTCCCCCTTGGCGTCCATCAGACCGGCACCAACAAGGTTATCAAGCGAATAGGAACACCAGCCGGAAAGCCCGGAAACCATCATGCCGGAATAGGTCGTTTCCAACCCCTCCCCGCCGACCATCTTAAACGCAGGCTTGCCAAGGCGGATCGCCGCCTTGGACGGATCGCCCATCACGCGCTTGGTGTTGAGTTCCCGCCCGCTATCCGGGGCACTAAGCTTGAGACGCCCCTTTTCCTCATTAAGGTCAATGCAGGTCACATGACAGGCGGCAAAGCGATCATCGATATATTGCATGACGCTGAGCAACGCCGGTCCGGTCCAGATCACCTCGGATTTCTTGGCATCACGGGCGCGATACCAGAATTCATAATCAGGCACGAACCGATGCACCCCGCTATGCAGGAACAAGTCACGATCAATCCCGCGATAGTTCGCAAGATATTCCTCGGCCTCGGTATCAATGACCGGAAGGCCACGCTGCCAAAGCTTATGGCCGCGCTTTCGGCGCTTTTCGGTTTCCGACACGCGATCCTTTTCATCGGCGCGGCTGGCAATCTTGGGCTTTGGCTTGTGCGCAGGCTTTTCGGCCCGCCCGACATATTCGGTCAGGTCAACACCAGCCTTCCACGCCAGATCCTTGAGCGCCTCGATAAACGTCTGGCCATAGACGCGCATCTGATAGCCGATCGGCTTTTCATGCGCGCCACAGCCGAAACAGTGCGCGAAGCCTTTTTCCGGGCGCACCGTGAAGGATGGCGTGCGTTCGGAATGAAACGGACAAAGCCCCATCCATTCCCGGCCGGACTTGACCAGCTTGACACCGGAATTATCGACCAACTCGACCAGATCGGTTCGTGCGTTTACATCGTCGATGGCTGATTGAGGGATGGGGGTGCGATGGGTCATGCTGCGACCTCGCACACAGACAGTTGCTTGTCCGCCCGAAAGGCAGCAAAATCACACCTTTCGACAATGGGGGAACGCTCAACATGAACCTTGGCGATACCAACAGCAAGACCGAGCATCGGCTGGCTTTCGTCGCCCTTACGGCAGTCATTTCCGCATTTCTTGGCGGACTGACGGCACTTGTGGGAATGCTGCTTTTCGGAGCTTACCCCGAGCTTTCCCAAACAGCAGATTATAGCGGGGTTATCCAATTCCTCCATGATTGGCAAACCCTTATCGGCGCGATGCTCGCCCTCACAGCCGCCAGCATAACTTTTTGGGCAATAAGAGAACAGACCCGAGCTCATGAGAACGCAAACATGGCGGAACGGGTTGCCGCACAACGTGTAGCAATTGTTGCTCTGCCTAGCGCACTCTCCGAGATCTCCACTTACGCAGAGCAGCATTGGAAGATTTTCAGTTCGCTGGCGCGATCCGCAAAGCTCGGGTACGACACTAATCTGCGACCCAGCGGACTCATGTCCCCAAGAGAGAACTCTTTGCGTCGCATAAGGGAAGTCGCCAGACACCCTGGAGAGGGGAAAGAAAGGATCATAGACCTGATCATCGCCCTGTCTCGAAAGGTACAGTACCATGAAGCCAGAGTGCGCACCGTTAATAGTGACGATCAGAAGCTGACTACCCATGAAATATTCATACATCTGGGGACGGTTGCTGAAATCCAAGCAATTGTAGATGAACTTTTCGACTATTTCCGCGAGAGTTACATCGACCAAGTCGTTACTAATGAAGAGATTATCTATGCCGCAACTTTGCTTTGCGACAGGCAAACAGTAGTTCCTGATGGCCTCAAACTTCTTACGGAAGGACTTGACCGGAGAGGCAATCACGGCATCCGCGCGTACTTTAAGGCGAAACGCTGACCCAATCATGCCGCCACCTTCCGGGCAGCGCGCCCTTGGTAATAACCGCGCATTTCGAGCTTTTGCGCGAGCTTGATTGCGTTCTTGCGGCCCGAGTTATAGGCACCATCAACCAGATCATCATATACCGATATCTGGTCGATCAGGCAGGTTGCCGCCTGATCAAAGTCAGACCCTTCGATCAGGGTCAGCGTGCCATCGTCAAGCGCGTCACGCAGCCAGATCACCACCATCAGGAAAACCGTGATCACGGGGCGATCTTCATATTCACGAAGCAACTCACCCTGCAGGGCCATCACGCGGTTGCGCAGTTTATCGGCCTTGGCCTTGGGCAATCCCGAAAACGGCTCATCGCAGGCCCGCGCAAGGCATTCCAGAACCTCGGCATGGCCTTCTTTAACCCCCGGCTCCAAGATCACGCTGGCAACCCGCTGCATTAAAACAGCCGGGATAGCCAACTCGCGCCGATGGCGATCAGAAAGATAGGTCATGCTGCTACCCCGTAAAGACGTGGTTGCGGTTCAAGCGCTGCCGTCATCCGATCAGCCGCTTCGCGAAGCAAGGCCGCAATCGATCGGATCAGTGCGCGCATGCCGGCACGTTCGGCGTCAAACCCGCCAAGAACCCCGGCCTTGTGAAGCTGGGCGGCATAACTTTCAAAATGCGGGCACCCTGCCCCGGCACGCGCCGCGGCGATATCGGCATCAACCGCGGCTTGCAAGTTAATCACATCGCCGCGCATCGGGTTGGCGCATTGACGCAGCCGGGAATATGAAACCCCGCAGGCCCCTGCCAAGACTTCACCACCCACGGCATGCATGGCCTTGGTGGTGGCATCGGCAAAACTGTTTTCGGATCGGGCGTATGGCATGGCTATCAAACCCTTACGTTTTGGGAGTTGCCGCCCATGCGGGGGTGCCGCATAAGGATGAGGACAGCAACGGAGCAACAAACATGACCACGAAATCAGAAAGAATTGACGCCCTGAGAGGTGCTACATCCGATTTCCGCGAAGCCCTTGAAACCCTGCAAAAAAGCAGCAACCCCAAAGACATTGAACACGCGGAAACAGTTCTGAAACGTGCGGGTTGGAAAAAAGGCGACAATGGCGAATTTACGCCGCCTCAGTCTGATCATCGTTCAAACTGAAGAAATCATTAGGGGTGACATCACCCCCGGTTGCCTCGACAATTTTGTGCATCACTTTCGGGGCCGGGACGCGATCGCCATCCTCATATCTGTAAATTGCCTGCGGCGATGAGCCGATCATCTTCGCAAACTCTTTACGACTTCCGCCGCAGTGCTGCTGAATCCAGAGCGTTAATTTCATGACACCAGAACGCTATCTCCATTTTGGTGTAGCGTCAACACCAAAAATCACCAACATGGCGATAGACATCCCCACCAGAATAGAGACAATTAGCCCATGAAAAACGCAAACCGCATAAAAGAGGCCAGAGAAGCGGCAGGAATGTCGCAATCTGAACTCGCCCGAAAACTGGGAACCACCAACCAGCAAATCAGCCGGTTGGAACTGGGCCAACGCAAACTCACCATTGATTGGGTTATGAAAATCGCAGAGGCATTGAACATTCCAACAAATGCACTTTACGACCGCCCCACGATGGAGACGATCTCGCGGGAGAAACTACTTCAACCGCTCGGCCCCGATCCGGACCGTGAGAAATACGCAGACACAGCAACCGATGCGCCAAAAATCCCCGAAATAGATATCCGCGCCGGTATGGGTGGTGGAGCTGAACCTCTTGTCGCATTCAAACCCAACGGTAACGGGCATCACATTTCCACGGATGCAATCAAGGCAGAATGGCTCATCCCCAAAGAATACATGATCACAGAGCTGCGCGTAGCACCGCGCAACGCCAGGGTAATTGAAGTTCAGGGCGACAGCATGGAACCAACGCTCAGAAGCGGAGATCGTGTAATCGTCAACACAGCCGATAAAAAACCAAGCCCTCCGGGTGTGTTCGCCCTATGGGACGGCTTCGGCGTCGTTGTGAAACGGATCGAAGTCATACCCAATTCAGAACCGCCAACCGTACGGGTTGTTTCGGACAATGCCCATCACTCCACTTACGAACGAACCGTCGATGAAATCAACATCATCGGTCGAATAGTCTGGTACGCCAGAAAGCTATAACACCAAAACAGTTACACCGATTTAACTGTTTTGGTGATTTTTTGCATTGACATCCACCATTTTGGTGATAGCGTGAGTTGAATTTCCGGAAAGGAGAAACTCATGCTGCTAAAAAGTTGGCTAAAAGCAAATAAAATCAGACAACGGGATTTTGCCGCCTCTATCGGCTCGACAGATTCCCAAATTTCGCGCATTTGCTGCGGGCAAATGTTTGGGTCGCCAAAGCTCATCCACCTGATAAACAAAGCTACCGGTGGTCAAGTTTCCGCCTGCGACATCCATGCTCATTACGTCGAAATTAACCAACCCGCATGGGCAGAACCGCCTAAAGAACCAAAGAAGTTAGAGACGCCACCAGAGGCCAGCCTCCCCTCACCCGAAATCCTAGAACTCGCGCAAGCACTTGCGCGCGTCTTAGCCTGAGGAGGAGAACACGCCCATGTCTCTTTCAAACACCGCCATTAATGCCCTTGCGCTTGATCAGGGCTCCAGCGATCTGATTGCCGATTTCGGCCATCCGCATTTTCCGGGCTGGATGCTGATCATGACGTTGCTGGTTCTGACCATCGCAGCGCAAAGCATGATGTCGCCCAACACCGCGATCATCCGCCCGCGTCCGTCGCGCCCCTCTATCACCCGCCTTGTCCGGCGGGCCGAAGACGGGGGCATGTGACATGCACAGTTTCCACAACACCCTCGAAAAATGGAAAACGGCCATCGACGCCTTCCTGCGTGCACTTTGGGATGACCCCGAACCCCGAAAGGATGACTGATATGTCGATGATGATTTGCACCCACCACGACGCAACACCGGTGGTCACCGAGGCCATCAGCCAAGGCACCAACGGGTTTAACGGCATCATCACCATTCGCTTTGGGGACCTGTCGATCCAGCTCGACGACCACACCGCCGAGTTAATCGAAACCGGCCTGCAGGCAAGTCGAGAAAAACTCAAACACGCCATAGCGGACAAATTCAGCCGGAGGACCGCAGCATGACCGCATCTGTCACCCAATTTCCGAAATCCCCGACCGTAATCCCGATCCGCCAGCAGGTCGCCAATCTGGCGCTTTTACCCGCCCCGGGATCAGCCATGATTTTCATCCGCGACGGCAAGATGGGTGCGGGCGAAGTCATTGTCGCCCTGCCATCCGGCCAGATGATGATCAAGGTCGAGGAAAAATCAAACCATCCGCAAGCAGGCAAGAAAATCTGGATATCGCAGCGCGAAGTCCGCACCCACGCGATTTTCCAAGCCCCGCGCAGCGAAATGATCGCCCCGCCCGCAGACACGGACACAGACCCGGACGACTTCCCGCCGGCTGCGGCCTAACCACACCCCGAACCACAGGAGACGGTTCAATGTCGAACAACAACGGCGAACTCAAAAGTTTTGGCACCCTCATTCAATCGCTTGAGGAAGGGCAGCTCCACAGTGATCTGACCGATCAGATCACCGAGATTACCAAGGCGCTGCAAAATCACGTCATCAACCACGGCGGATCACCAAAAGCCAGCCTCAGCCTGAAACTGAAATTCGGGCTTAAAGGCGGCGTGATCGAAGTCAGCGCCAATACCGACACCACCCTGCCGGTATCGCCGCGCAGCCAGTCAATCCTTTGGCCGGACGAAAACGGCAACCTTTGCCGCCAAAACCCACGCCAGCGCGACATGTTCAAAGACGTGAACGCGCCCGAAGCCGAAACCCGCGCCGTTTAGGCGCAAATCCCAACCCGAAGCAACGGAACATCACAATGACCACCGAAGCAAAACCACTTTACCAGACCGAAACCGAGGCCGCGCACAAACTGACCGCCAAATTCGGCGAGCATAAGGTTGTTGACCTTAATCATGACGGGATCAAGGTCCCGGTCATGGTCCTGCCCGATGGCCGCAACGTCAGCAGCATCAAGCGGTTTATCGACGAAGCCCGCGAACACCCGAAGCGCCGTGAAGGCACAAGCGCCATGCAGAACATTGACAGTTTTGTCGCCATGACCAACCGGTTCAAAGGCGATCACAGCGCTGTTTTTGGCATCTGCAAAGCAGAAGAAGCCGACCTATCACTGACCACCGTCTTTGACTATCACGACCCCGCAGACACCAAGGACGGCACACCGCGCTTCATGTCGCACAAATGCGTTTATCGCTTCCCGGTTTCCGACGAATGGAAAGCATGGATGGTGATGAATGATGAATGGATCAACCAGAACGATTTTGCCGAATTTCTGGAAGAACACATCATTGACGTTGCCGCACCGCCCGCCTTTGACAGCAAGCCTGACCTAACCGAATTCGAAAAACACCTGCTTAACCTTATTTCGACCCTTGGCAGCAAATTCACCGGGCCGAGCGGGATTCTGGAACTGTCGCGGGGCTTGAGCATCCGGACGGAAGAAACCCTGCAGCAACGCCAAAGCCTCGCCACGGGCGAAATGGCCCTGACATTCAGCAACGAACACAAGAACACCGAGGGCGGCAAGCTGATGGTGCCTGACCTGTTCCTGATCAACATTCCGGTTTTCAAAAACGGCGCAAATTATCTGATCCCGGTGCGCCTGCGGTTCCGTAAGGACGGACCAAAACTGCTTTGGAAATTCCTGCTTCACCGCACCGAACTGATCGTGAACCACGCCTTTAACGAAGGCTGCGAAAAGGTGAAGGCGGAAACCGAACTCCCGCTTTTCATCGGCCAGTCCGAATAAATAAGCCAGGTGCGCATAACCCGGCGGCGACCGCGCCGCCGGAAACCGCGAAAGGAACCGCAATGACCACCATCGTCATGACCATGTCGGGCAGGAAAATCGACCTGCTGTCTCCCAAGGCTTCGGATATCTATTGGCCGGATGTCTGCTTTGCCCTCTCGAACATCAACCGCTACACCGGGCATACCAAAATTCCGGTCGCACAGCATTCCGTCATTGTCGCCGATCTGGTCAGCGCCGAGGCCGAGCCCTATGCCCTGATCCACGACGCCAAGGAATACATCACGGGCGACACCAGCACCCCCGAAAAAGACGCCGAACGCGCGGCATTTTATGCGCAATTCCCGATCCATGTCCGCAACGAGCTTCAAAACTTCCATAGCATCCGCATGGGCAGCGAAATCGTTGAGGACATGGTCGACGAGGCGATCCATATCGCAGCCGGATTGCAATGGCCGGCCCCCGATCATATCGCCCGGGAAGTCAAACGCGCCGATCAGATCGCCTTGGCGACCGAAAGCCGCGACAACCTGCCCGAACAAGTCGGAGACCTGAGCATCCGACCGCTATCCACCAAAGTCATGCCAATGACCGCAGGGGATGCACAACACCTGTTTACCAACCGCATTCAGGTCACACTGCCCGTCTTTCTGCAGGACAAAGCAGCATGAGCAACAACAGCACCCACATGCGCGGCGACGAGATCCTGCTTATGGCCGAGATCAAAGCCGCCGCAGCGATGCGCGAGGCGATCGCAGCCCATCGGGAACATCAAGAGCGATTTCAAAGCACCATTCCGCTTGCCCACTACATCACCCGGATTTGCGATCGCGCCCAGAACGAAGACGACGCGGCCTAGCGCCGCCTCGTTCCGCAGGACGGCGGGCGCACCGGTCCCCCACCGGTTCCCGTACCCCAAAACCGCCAATGCCCGCCGTCCTACGCAACGAGAACGAAAGGAAGAGAACCATGCCCGATATCTTTGAGACCAACGCGCTTGCCTATGAAGACGCCAGACGCACCGTTGCAGAATTTGAAGGCACAACGATTGCCGATGACTTCAAAATCCAAGCGATCCAGCACCTTCTCAAAACCGATCCGGTAGCGGCCCTCTATGACGCGCTCGACGCGGCAGAGATTGCCAGCCACGACGGCGGACCGGACTTTCTTGATCGCCTCGAAACCTTCTGCAAGCTGGCGACAAAGGTCGTTCTACCTAAGACCACAACGCCGCAGGAATGGACCGACGGCGCACGCCACCTGACCTATCTCGTCTCGGTCGCCAGCAACCTCTATTACGACGCACGGGTCGAACGCAGCGAAACCGGCATCAACCCAGATCGATACCGCAAACCGCTTGAACGGATGGCAAACGCGATATGGCCGAGTGAGCTTATGTTTGCCCATCGCCTGCAGGACGCCAACGGTTCGAAAATCGCATTCAGAGCGCACGACCTACCCTTCGAAGGGTCATGGCCGATGCTATGGACGCACAAAGCCGACGGCGGGACTGACATAGCCAACCCCTTAATCGTGCCGCGCCAGACGAAGACTGAAGTGCAACGGCTATCAAACGCGATCAACCGATGCCTCCAGCTCACCCCGTCACAAGTCGCGGCAATCACCACAGGCGAACCCCAGAACAGCGAGGCGGCATGAAACGGACCATTATCATGACCCTTGAGGTCGATTTCGAAGACCTACCCGACGCCAAACGGGCGGCGATCGCAAAGGAGTGTGAAGAACACGCTGAGGAGCTGCCTAGCCTCGCCGACTATGAGGCCTCCGAACTAGCCGATCCATTCAGCTACTTGGACACCGCGATCGACACCCAAGACTTTCTCGCTGGCAGCGAACTCATTGCGGATCTGACAGGTAGCCGGATCATCGACAGCAAATACAAGGAGGCGGAAGAACAATGACCACGGCAACCAAAGCCCTCTCGATCCGCCAGCCTTGGCCGCAGCACATTTTTCACGACGGCAAAGACGTTGAGAACCGCAATTGGGCCACCGGCTATCGCGGCGACGTCCTTATCCATGCCAGCGCGACATTTGACGGCAAAGCAGCCGAAAAACGCAGTTTCCTGATCGACAATCCGCACGCACCGTTCGGGGCGATTGTTGGCATTGTCGAGATCATCGAGTGTGTGACGGACATGGACAGCGACTGGTTCTTCGGGCCTTACGGCTTTGTCATGGCCAACAAGCGCCTGATCACGCCGATCCCCTGCAAAGGCATGCTCGGCTTTTTCACACCGGATATCGATTTCGATCAGATCCGCCAGATTGGGGATGCGAAATGAGCTTTATCAACCCCCAACAATGGAACCTTGACGACGAAATCGTCGTCGACAACTTCGCCGGCGGCGGCGGGGCGTCGACGGGTATTGAAATGGCGCTCGGGCGTCCGGTCAATATCGCCATTAACCATGACGCCAATGCGGTGATCATGCACCAAGCAAACCACCCGCACACAAAGCACCTGTGCGAGGATGTCTTTGCGGTTGATCCGGTTGCGGTTTGCAAAGGTCGGCGCGTCGGACTGGCGTGGTTTAGCCCAGATTGCACCCACCATTCCAAGGCCAAAGGCGGAAAGCCCCGGTCAAAGAAAATCCGGGGGCTGGCATGGGTCGTTGTCGATTGGGCCAAAAAGGTCCGCCCGCGCGTGATCATGCTGGAAAATGTCGAGGAATTTGCCGATTGGGGACCGCTGACCGAAGATGGCCAGCCTTGCAAAGCTCGTAAAGGTGAAATCTTCAACCAATGGGTCGGAGAACTTAAACAGCTTGGGTACCAGGTCGAATACCGCGTTTTGCGCGCCTGCGACTATGGGACACCAACCATCCGCAAACGCCTGTTTGTGATTGCGCGATGCGATGGCAACCCGATTGTCTGGCCCGCCCCCACCCACGGCAAACCGGGATCGGCAGAGGTCAAGGCAAAGCAACTCAAACCATGGCCGGTCGCAGCCGATATTATCGACTGGTCATTGCCCTGCCCGTCGATCTTTATGGACCCGATAGACGCCAAGAAACTTAGACTTAAACGGCCCTTGGCGGAAAACACGATGAAACGCATCGCCCGCGGATTGCAAAAATTCGTCTTTGACGCCAAGAAACCATTTGTCGTGACGGTAAATCACAGCGGCGATTATTTCCGGGGGCAAGGTATCGACGAGCCCTTTAAAACGGTCACCGCCGCCCGCGATGGGCACGGGCTGGTTCAACCCTTTATCCAGCACATCCAACACAGCAGCAAAGAAAACGGAACCATGCCGGCCAATGAACCGCTGCGCACCGTGACGGCCACGCCAAAGGGCGGCGGCATGGCGGTCGTTAGCGCCCGGATGGAACCGGCAGAGAAGGAATTACCGCATTATCATTGCGAAGAATGCGGCGAAACCTTCCAAGACCCACATTCAACCGGCATTGCAACCCTAGCACCTGCAGAATGCCCACGGTGCGGCGAAGAGGAACACCTGACGGCGGCCTTCATGGCACAACACAACAACACATCCGCCGACAGCCGATCGGCAACCGATCCGGTTTCCACCGTCACCAACACCGGATCACAGCAGGCCGTGGTCGCAGCGCACGTCACCAAGTTCCGCAATGGCGCAACCGGGCAGGAGATGGAAACCCCACTCGCAACCATCACCAGCGGCGGGAAAATGACCCGCCCCGGTGGCGCAAACCCATTGGGTGTGGTTGCAGTTCATCTTGACCGCCAATTTGGCGCAAGCAATGGCGCGGACGCAAAAGACCCCGTCGGCACGACAACCGCCGGCGGCGATGGCAAGACCGCCCTTTGCACATCACACCTGATCAAGCTGCGCGGGACGTCGAAACACGGACAACCCGTAACAGAACCCGCTCCAACCGTCACAGCAGGCGGGACACATACGGGCGAAGTCCGCGCCTTTTTGATGAAATACTATGGCAGCGGCGGACAAGATCAGAGCTGCAAAGACCCGCTCGGCACCATCACATCAAAGGAACGGTTCGGGCTGGTCACCATCAAGGGCGAGCAATACGAGATTGTTGACATCGGCATGCGCATGCTGGCACCGCGCGAACTCTATGCTGCGAACGGTTTCCCGGCAGACTACAAGATCGGCGACGATCCGGAACGTGATGGCTTCAAATTCAGCAAAAGCCAAATGGTCGCCAAATGCGGCAATGCGGTCCCGCCGCCGATGTCATATGCCCTTGCGCGCGCGAATGTTCCGCAAACAGCTTTATTCTCACCAGTGACAGAGAAATCAGCATGAGAAATCTGCCTGAATTCATCCCTGCCCCCCGGTATTGGACAGACTGGCAACTCGCCAGACGATTGGGCTGCACCCCAAGCACCATGCATCGAAAAATTGGGAAGCTTGACGGATTCCCCAAAAAGGACCCAGACTTCGGATGGGATAGCCTCTTAATTGAAGCGTTTTTCAATAGAAGGTCCGGACTAACATTGAACGACGCGACGAACGAGAACACCAAAACCGACACTTGGGAAGCACTAATAAATGGTCCTGATCAGCCTGCCATACGTTAAATCATACCAAGTCAAAGGCAAAAGCTACTGCTATTACAGGCGGAACGGCTCGAAAATCAGAATCAAGGGCGAGCTTGGCTCCGACGCATGGCGGGCAGAATATGAGCGCATCCATGAAGAGTTTCAGACGGGCGCGACGGACGGCAGGGCGATCAAGACAGGGTCCTATGACGACCTGATTGCAAGGTACAAGGCGAGCCCACTCTTCAAACAATTAAAGCCGCGAACCAAAAAAGAGTATAACCGGCATTTAGATACACTTGGCGATATAGCAGGCAAGATGGACGTGGCAACAACGCCACGCAAGTTCGTCACCATGCTGCAGGACCGCTTCCACGACAAACCAAGAACAGCCAACGCAATCGTCTCGCAGCTTCGCATTATCCTGAATTATGCCATCGACCTTGATTGGATGAAGCACAACCCAGCCGCCAAGCCCCGCCGCCTCAAGGAAGGCGAAGGCTATCGAGCGTGGGAAGAAGACGAGATCGATCAGTTCCGGATCACCTGGCCCATCGGCACCAAACAGCGAGCCGCGTTCGAATTAATTCTCTATACCGGGCAACGCGCAGGCGATATCAGGAATATGGTTCGAGGGCATATCAAAAATGGGTGGGTCAGCGTAAAGCAACAGAAAACAAATGCCCGCGTCGACGTTCCCTTGGCTGATAGTTTGAACATGGCACTTGACGCATGGCTACCGCAGCACGACCACCTAAACCTTATCCCCGCCCCAATGGGCAAAGCCTACCTTGACGATGCATTCTCAAAATACATGCGTAAGGCATATAACACGGCAGGACTGCCAGAAGACTTCAACAGTCATGGCGGCAGATACGCAGCGGCAACACGACTGCGAGAACTCGGATTGAGTTGGGAAGAAATCGGCGCGATCACGGGCCATGATACAGCCCAGATGGTCCGCAAATATAGCGAACGAAAACGCTCGGCCTCATTGGCCATTGAAAAATTAAATCGGATTGATCAAGGCGGGTAA